CCTTTGGCTTTGGAATATCCTATTTTACAATAGAGGAAGAGTACAAAACCCAGAGAACCCATGACCAATGATGCAATTGTAAGATTTTTTGCTTTGACTGTCATTTATCTATGCCGAAGAAAATAATACCACATCATAAATAAATGAGTAAAGCAGGTATAATCAGAGATTTCAATACTTTAGCCACAGTATTTAAGCATGCAACAAAGAACAGCTCGGGTGATCTAGTCCCAGGTAAAGATCCCTACAGGCATTCATCTTACCAAAATGCTGCATCCGCATTATGTGTGGTACCCGGAGAAGAAATCGAGTCTATCAAAGTACTAAAGAAAGGACAGAAAAGACCAGATGGTAGTGGTAAAGCAACAAAAAGAGAGGTTTACATTACAACTAACGAAGCCGATAATGTACAAGTACCTTCGGCACTTGGTAAAGCCACAAGCGATAAGATTGACGAATACATCAAGACTGGTACCATAAAAGCAGCTGTTACAGCTAGAGCATGGCTAAAACAAGATAAAAAAACCGAGAAGAAATTGCCTGACGATGAACAGACTCTTAAGGATTTTGAAGGTATTTTCGATGTAGGCGAAGCTAAGGCTAAGATATGGCTGGAATATTATAACAGACTACCTAAATCTTCTCGTCCTGGCCCATTAGATTGGGTTAGAGCTAACAAAGATGCAATGCCCACCAAGAGTGGTGGGAGAAAACCTTTAAGTCATGCACAAAGGGTAGGGCTTAAGTACTATGATGATCTACAGAAAAGGATACCACGTGAGTATATAGATATTGTTCAGCTTATGATAAGAGTCGTATTAGCCAAAAACTTTGGAAAAAACTCATTTCGTTTGGCAGCGGCAGGATCTTACAGACGTGGAGCCGAAGACTCCGGAGACATAGACATCATAATCTCGAGCACTAAGTTTGACCTAAGAGATGCGGTGGATGTATTAGAAGAGGCGGGTATCATAGTTGATACTATGAGCATGGACAAAAGAAAGTTCACAGGGGTATGTCACTGTCCTAGCGGTCAGTGGTTTTACTTCCATTTAGATTTAGTTTTTACGACAAAGGAGGCATGGGAACCGGCTTTATTGTGGTTCACAGGAAGCAAAGGGTTTAATACTAAAACACGCTACAACGCTAGAAAGCTTGGATATACTCTTAATCAGTATGGCCTTTTCAGAAGGGGTAGGACAGATGAAGCTCCCGTCGCAACTACTGAGAAAGCTATTCTGAAAGCAATAGGTCAACCATATGTACCTCCTGAATGTAGATAAAAAATTTCGTGCTTGTAATAAATGAATTACAAGATAATACTAATAGTTATAGCTGTTGTAGTATTTTTACTAGTTGTTATTAATCTATTGTTATACTACTTTCCAGATACATTCTTACCTCTTCCTAACCAACAACCTTTCAAGTCAGTATGGACGCAAGAAGATAAGGATGATATGAAGAAACTGTTAACTAAAAGCTTAGAAATAACCAGAGAACATGACATAGAAATGATAGCGATGTTTGGAACCCTAATGGGAGTAGCAAGACATGAAGGGGTAATACCGTGGGATGATGACATAGATTTTGCTGTAAATCTTAAAGACAGGAATAAACTCTTGTCTCTTAAGCAAGAGTTCAAAAATGCGGGTATAGGTATATGTCCTGTAGCCGCGTATCGAGTAGGTCCGTTCAAACTACCTTTTCAGGGATGGAAGAAACAATTATCTAAACTATACTGGCTAGATAGGCCAAATATTGGAAAACATACGTCATGGTCTTGGCCCTTTATTGACATATACTACTATAGTGAAACAGATACTGAGTTCTTGTTACCTGATAGTAGCGGTGACGTATCGTTTCCAAAGACAGATATCTTTCCTCTCAAAACTGATATGTTTGAGGGTATTCCAATAAGTATACCCAGGAATACTGACTCTATATTGAACCACGAGTACGGTTCTGATTGGGAACATGTTTGTAAGTCTTCCAGAATGAATCATCGCAGAGAACGAATACAGCGCTCCGGGCATACAGCATTATGTGAAGACCTAATTGGGGTATCGCCCGTAAACAAGGGAATATTAGATAATATTTGGGTCATAAATCTTGATAAGCGACCGGAACGTTGGGAAAGTACTCTTAGCCGACTAAAAAACTTTGGATTCTATCCGAACCGGTGGAGTGCTACTGACAAAGATGACCCTATCGTATTCAATGAGTATAATAAACTAGGTCCAAAAATAAGTAGAGGTGAGTACGCTTGCTACCAATCACACCTGAAACTTTGGAAATTTTTGTACGACTCAGGAGTACCTTATGCTATTATATTTGAAGATGATATTTCTATCCCACCATCGGTAACTCTCAAGGATGTGGTTAATACTATTGATGACAGCAAAGGATTTGATATATTACTTCTTGGTCACTGTTATGCGCCATCTCTGGATAGAGAACCCACAAGTACATCTCGTGTAGGCAGCGCAGTATGTTTGCATGCTTATGCAATTTCCAGGTCAGGTCTTAGTAAACTAATTAATAAAGAGCATGATTATCAATACGCAGTTGATGAATTTTTACACCAAAAATTTTGTCCTGATAATTTATGCTATTACGCTAAAGATCGAGCGGAAGACCATAGACGAGGAAAGATATGGGGTGAAGGTCTGTTCGCACAAGATGATAATTTTCCAACAGATATCCAACAAAGAAGTTAATAATTATACTTAATAATAGTATAATTAGTGTTTTTTGTATCTCCTAAGATCTGTCATACATTGATTAGTACCAGGAATACATGACAAGTGATGTAGTCCTCCAGCTCCCTTAGGAGGCATAAGAGTTTTTACATATTTCATAGATAAGTCTGGATTAACCTTGTATACTTCTAACTTCCAACCATAACCATGTATAAGCTTAGTTGGAGGTTGTAATGGTAGAAATACCTCTCCGTTATCATATAATGCTTGTCCACCACCTCTGTAGCCTTTTGGTAATGGATTTTCCTTAACTACGATCCATGGTCCGTATGGGAAATTATAGGTAGTAAGTATGAGATTCTTACCAGTTTTATTAGATGTGGTAAACATGTACCATTTATTTGATAGGTTAAAAATAGTGGAGTCTATCCCGTCTAGATTGTAGATGGTTTTGACCTTTTCCCAATCATACGGAAAGTTTTTAGCTTGGTAAAGTATTATTGCACCAGATTGGTAACTTTCTGGTATCATGTACCACTGACCAGAGTATTGGAATACTTGAGGATATGACAGATGGAACTTTTCTTCTAATACTGGTGTAAACCATAATTTTGTTTCATTCCTGTTAGCAACTGCGATAACTCCTTTACCTTTCTTCATGATCTCTGCAAACACATAATCAGATGTGATAAACGGATCGGCTGCACCAAAACTGTTATCATAACCATCAGGAACAACTGGGATAGTTGTTTTTAGTACATTAGTACCATCTGATAACATAGGATTGGTAATAATAGCAGGAACCCAATTATAGTAGGATCTTATGTATAAAACTAGTAGTATAGTAAATAATATAACAGCTGTGATAATAGCAAGAACAATCTTCCACATTTATAGTATAAAACTATAATCTTCTACGACGTCTTCTACGACGTCTTCTCCACAGATATAGACCAAGTAGTATAAGACCTAATAGTAAAAGTACCGATAAACTCACTATTAATGCGATGTTTAGCTCACCAGTGGAATGATACCCTTCTTTCTTCATAAGAGGCCATACTTCTTTAGTCAGAAATGCCTCGTCTGAGCCGAATCCTTCAAAAATATGTTTTTTCATGCTTTCCTTTATGTCCCAAAGAGGTACCCTGTCATCTTTAGTCGGGCGAACACCCCAGCATCCTGCTCGAATAGGAGTAAGATCAAGTAAGTTACTTGTATGTAATCTTCTTCGTAGAAAAGGCTTGTCGGTTTTCATCCATTCTTGCACTGCTGTAAACATGTCAGGAGTTAACTCCTTGTTAACAAATTTCATATCAGCATCGTGTATGATTACTGGCTTGTGTTCTGTGGTCGCAAGAAATCTCCACACATAACCTTCTGATAATGAAGCCTTAGGCATAACGAAAAGCTCGTAACCTACGTCAACTAATTCTTGTCGTGTATGGAAAGGTATACTTTCACAGATATATATTCGTCCGGTCCATCCAGGGAGTCGAGATTTCAACTGTTTGGCGTTACTAAGCAAAGGTTCTAAAAGACCGGTCCTAAACCTTTCTGAGTTAGCATCTCCCCATAAAGAGTAAGATACTATTCCATCAGATTCGGGTTGAGGGTTTATTATTTCCAATATATCGTATGAGTATCTTGGTTCGTCGGACACTGGAATAGATCCTGTTACGCGCCGCCACCATATTCCTATACTATAGGGAAAATTACGTTTACCATTGTAATAATGTTCTGTAAAGTCTTCTTTCATGTGCGCCATGCTTTATTATAAGGGTGATAAAGATCTAAATATAAAAGGAGCGAAGTGAATAGAGAAATAATGCATGTGGTTTTAGTAATAATTATAATCTTTATACGTTATGCTATTGAGTTGGTTGCATTCGCTAAGATACCACGTATTACTTCTCTGTCTACTAAATCCAGACTGATTATATATCGGACTAGTAGGTCTAGGTATACGAATATAAAGGTGTATAATAACTGTTACCGAAAATGGCTGCAACTTAATCCTTCTGCTACAATGATATGGTTCGATGATCTAGACTGTAAAAGATATATGAGTAAGCAGCCTCGTAAAATATATAATGCATACCAACGTCTACGTCCAGGAGCTTTTAAGGCGGATCTATTTAGGCTATGTATGTTATACGACACAGGAGGAGTTTATGTTGATTGTGAAGCGATGCCTTATGTGTCCATTAGAGAGATGATGACAGGAATAGACTTACCTCGGGAAAAAATGTTTATTGCTCCGTTGGATCGTCGCGGTATACATAATGGATTCATGATTACAAGTCCTCGTCATCCATTTTTACATGCATGTATTCAGTATATAGTGGATAATGTAGAGAATGAAATGTATTACGAGGATGATCTAGCTATAACAGGTCCTGTAGCCTTATCAACATCTATTAACAGGTATTTAGGAAGAGGTGACAATGAAGTATTTAATACTGGGTTAAATGAGTTCAAAGATATCTCATTATATTTATACCGATATAAGAATTTTCTTCCACAGGGCCCTTTTCAATACATCTATCGTGATAATAAGTGTTTACTGGCCAAGAAACACTGTATTTACAGCTACATAAGATCAAAACTTAAACCCTCTGCATACTTTCGCATGGTTAAATCAAGGCAGGTTTATTTACATCCCAGTTAGGTAAGATAAAACTATGATTTTTAATCAATAGAGATTTGATATGGTTAATATTAGCATCAACATAATTAGATGCTTCTGAGCTAGTTCGTGAAGCAAAATTACACCAAATAGTGGTAAATACGGCAGTTATGAGCAACATATGAGAAAGAAATTCCGCAGGAGATGGTAATCTACGCCACACAATACAAAAAAGTAAGCAAGTGACGATACCTGCACTGATAAGAGATCTCCTCCATTTTATGGTTCGTAGGTCGTAAGTAGTGCAATACCTTATCTTTCTAAGAGAAGAGGA